CAACGCAGGTGCAAAGGTCTAAAGATGCGACAGAGCATCGCTGATAACCGGTATTAGACAATGCGGATATTCTTGCAGCCCCCCTTTTCTCAGGGTTCGAAAGCTCAATGCCAGCGACTTTGCATGCGCCGCTGGCCCCGATGAAAAACCCAGGCTTAGTGCCATCATGAAGCGAGCCATCTGTTTCATATCTGTCTCCTCCGCGAATTGAGCCGCCGATTTGCACTTTGATATACTGCGCGAAGAGGCTAAGGATAAAGGCATTCTCCGCCGCCAAGTTCGCGAAGAACGTCACATTCGCATATGTGTCGACTGTGCCGTAGACGCTAGGCGTCGGCGGCGACGACATGTGGCACACGCCGAGGATGTCCGACATGGCGTCGGCCACCAGCCTCGCATTCGCCGACACGTCGTCGCTGATGCGATCCCACGTCGAGCCATTCCACTTAAACACGCCTCTATGCGCGACATCGTTTGTCGTCGAGTAGCGTAGATACCAGTCATTCAAGTTCGGATTCGAAGGCGCGCTGTCAAGATACTTACCCAGATACTTCGGGGCATTCGCGCTGCCCGTGAGCGCCGCAGCGTTCGCAGCCGCAATCGCGCTATTCAGTGTATTGATATCGCCCTGTATGCGCTGCGCCTCTTCCGCAGTCACGATGCCGTCCGCATACGCCGCGACGACATCAGCCTTCAGCGTCGCATACGCCGCGACGACATCAGCCTTCAGCGTCGCATCCGCAGCCGCGACCTCAGCCGTCTGCACGCCCACGACATTCGAATAGACATTGGCCTGCTGAATGGCGTTGGAGTTGCTTGAGTCGACATCGACGAGCGTCGCGGTCTGGAATTGCGCAATCCTCGTCACCAAGCCGCCTGCGGCGTACAGCTCCGCCCTTAGCGCTTCGCTGCCGCTCGCACTGTCGCTGTACGACAGCTCCGCGATCCACGGCGCGACAACTGCGTTGTCAGTCGCCACCGCCGCAACCGGCACGTCGACATGGTCAACGTCAGCGACGCCGCTGTAGATTAACCGGACGCCTCGATAGACCTTCCATCGGCCCGCATACGCAGCGCCCGCATCGGTGATGGCGCTAAACGTCACCGTCGGTGACGGTTTATACGTGTCGACGCCGCCAACCGTGCTGCGGAAGATGACCGGCGTCACGCATCGGATGCCTGCCATCCCTATGGTCGTCGCAATAGCGGGTCCAGGATTCGCATTTCCGTACGTCAGCACGCGGTAGTAGTGGTCGACGCCAGGCACGAACATTGAGTGCCACGACGTCACGCCATCGTCAGAATACTGATAGCTGACGCTTCCAATGTCGCCCGCATCAGTGACGATGCGAACCCAATAGCGGCCGTCGAAGCCTTCGATCAGGCCGCTCACGCTCTTGCGGAAGCGGCTGAAGACATTCGCGAAGAAGGCAGGACCAGCCATTAGCGCGCCCTTACGCGGAAGAAGTCCTGCGTATGATCGCTCTCGAAGTCGATCTCATCCCGCAGCTGCGACATCAGCTCCACAAAGTCGCGCTTCTTGGCATACGCCATCTGCGGCTCCTGCAGCATGCCGTTGCCCCACCATTCCGCGCGAACGAGCATCGCGCCTTGAAATGCATCGGGCAACTCGAATACATCGTCCACGCTCACGCATTGTCGCGGATAGCGCGTCAGACGCACCTCATAGGAGCGTACATCAGCTGGCGCAGTCGCGAACTCCACCCGGCCACCGCGCTTTGACCACAGCGTAGGCACGCTGACAGTCGCAGCGGTGCCGACGAAATGCTCATCATCCGCCGCCAGCGACAGCTGCGTCTGCTGGCTGAGGTCGATGACCTCGTCCAGCTCCAGCTTCCGACGCAGATAAACGACCGCATCGACGTTGCCGGTATCGATCTCGTAGCTTCGCTTCGACAGCGTCGCTGTGAGGCCTACGACGCTCGACGTCGCGCCTTGGCCGAGGTTGATCGTCGTCGCTGACGACTGCGTCACGCGGAAGCTGCGGCCATCGCTCAGCAGCAGAGTCCAATTCGCGAAACGATTGCCAATGCCGCTTGTCAGCGTCGACGGAAGCGTCAGCTGCTTCCAAGGCGCGACACCTGACTGCGTCGGAAACGCGTCAACCGCAATCACGAGGGAGTCGAAGAAGAAGCTGTCTTCGAGGCACCGGAAGCGAATGCGCCGTCCGCGAGCGTCGATCCACGTGGCGACCGCATCCTGCGCCGCATTGAGCGCATTCAGTAGCGGCAAGCCTGCCGCCAGCGGTGGCCCCGACCCGACCGCGCATGCGCCTGGGTTGAAGTCATTCGGCTCCCCGAGTCGCTGCCACAGCTCGCGAACCGCGTCTCCGCATCTCACCTGGCGCTCCCCGCCGACTTTTCGTCAGCACATCCATTCTTGTTGCAATAGTATCGACCGCCCACGAGAGACATCGCGCTCTCCCGGTCGACCCACGAGCACAGCGCGCATTCATGCCACTTACTGCCGCTTAGCCGCTGGTCGGTCGGGCTGATATCGACCTCGACTTCTGCGAAGGTGCCTAGCGAGCCGTCTGCGCGTCGCCCTGACGTAATCGAGCCCACGCTTCCATCCGGCCTCGTATACTGATACGTCGAGCCATCGGCAACGACGCTGACAATTCGATCTGGCATAAGACAATTGTAGCACAATCGTCCGCGAATCGCGACAATAAAAAGCCCTCTCCTTGCGAAGAGGGCATTCGATCGTTTTGAAATTGCGCCTATCGCGTTACACCCCTGCGCTTCCGCAGATGAACCTGTACTCCTCGATATGAGGCAGGAACCTCGTCGAGGCGCGATAGAGGCGATTGCCTGTGGCGACGTCGTCGGCCGACTGCAGCGTCACGTCGCGCTTGAACAGAACCTCGCCGTCGAACTCGTCGCTGATGGCGAACCACGCGTCCGCGTCGGTCAGGAACCGGCTCGGGATGTAGTCCCACGAGGAGACGACATTCTGATTCGGGTTCATCAGGTTCATGCCAGGATACGAGGGGTATCCAGCCGTTCCCTGGTTGTTGAGCCCCGCGTTATACGCAGGCTTGCTGCGATCGCCTGTAGGCGCATACGTGCTCGAAATGAGCGACCCAGAATCGAAGACGCGTCCGGTGGCCTTCAGAAGCTCCGCCGCCTTCCACTGCTCCGACAGCGGCACGATCAGCTTCGACAGCATCGTCTGCGCTGGAAGGTCGTCCTCCCCTGTGATGGTCTGGAAGAACTCGAACGCCTGCTGCAGCGTCGTAGTGTCCAGGTCGCCCACGATCAGGTTGATGTTCGCGTTAACCGTCGGCGACCGGATGGACTTGTGTGTGCCGATGATCAGCGCCTGGCCGTCCTTGCCTAGCGTGCCGCCGCCGGAGAACGCTCCGTTGAACAGCGCCCACACCTTCGACTCGATGGTGTAGTTGGCGCACTTGGCGAGGCTCGCGGACATCTTCGACATCTTGTCAAAGAGTTCGTCTTCGAGCATCTCCTCCGTGACCTGGAAGCCCAGCGTGTACTTCTTGTAGAACCGCTGGACCTTGTTGCCCTCAGACGGGACGTCGTAGTCGACGGCCTCGCCCTCGCCGGTCTCGCGCAGCTGGCTGCCCAGCCCCGCCAGGTCCGCCCTGGTGTAGTCCTGCCCTTTGGGAGCCTTACTCTTCTTCATCAGCGCAGGCCACAGGGGCTTGTAGCTGACGAACTGGTCGTAGAACATGTCCACGATGGTGCGGTCTACCTGCTTCGGAAATGCGCCGGAATTGGTTATACCCATGATTGCGCTCCTTTACGCGCCAGCTACGTTGGTCTGCCAGTTGACGCATACGCAATACGCAATCAGCGCATTGACCTCGTCATAGGCGATCGGCATGATCTGCGTCTGAGACGCATTCACCGCCGCCGTCAGGTCGGTCGCCGTTAGGCCGCACCGCACGCCCACAGGCGGCGAGCCGACCGACAGAATGCGAAAGACCGTCTCAGGCGTACACGGGTACGCCATGATGATCTGGTCGCTCGCGTTCGACGCGACCGACATCTGGCTGATGAACTTGATCGGCTTGGTGTCAGCTCCGCCCGGAGCCGGTACGACCTTACCGGTCGCCACCGTCACGGCCAGCGGTTCGCCTACACGAACCGCATTCGACGCCGTCAGCACCACAGGCACAGCCTGCGGAACGCCGCTATGCAGCGTACGCGCGAGTTCCCACGGAGTAAAAGCCATTCATTCCTCCCTTGACCGCGCGCGACGCACCCGGCCACTTATCGTCTATCAGACCACGGCAAGTCATCCCGGCCATCCACTGGCCTGCCGCCTGCCGCGACGATCTCCCTTTTGCCGACCGACGTCATCGTCTGGTCCATGCGCTTCGCTGCCTCGCGCTTCTGCGCCATCAGCTCCGCATGCCTCTCATTCGGCACCCGCATCAGCACCAGCTCGGCTTCGCCGGGCTTCGTGCGCGTCTCGAAGTGCGACGCCTTTTGGTCGGCGTTCCCGGTCGCCGCCACGCCCGCGTAGACGCCTTCCTTGTGCGCATCCACGATCTCGTAGCCCTGCTGCAGCCTGCCTTCGACCTTATCGGTGCGCGACCAGAAGGGCGAAAATCCGTTACCCACGAAAGCCTGCAGCTTCTTCGTCGCATTCGACCCCTGCGGGGTGTTGCGCACTACGCTTTCGAACTCGCTGCGCTTGTCACGCATCTCGACGACTTTCAGCCGCTGCTGCAGTGCGTCGTTGTCCGGATCGTGGCGCGCATTCAGCGCCTCGCTCACGCTATACGCGACTCGCGTCGTATGCCCAAGTTGGATTAGTTCATCAGCCGACAGCTTCTTGAACAGGCCCTTCTCGTGCTCGAACACGATCCTCGCGCCCTCTGCTTCACACTGTAGCACCAGCGACATCGGCGTGTCCGCAGAGACGAAGAGGATTTCGTCGCTATCTCGCACCACTTGCACCTTCTGCGTCGCCACTTCGCCCTTGCCCGGTCCGACATCTTCCATCTTTGCCATCATTATGCTCCTTATATGTCGCTTTTAGCGCAAAAGCCCGTGCCTCTCGTAATACGAGAGAGCCGCGTTGACGGGGATCATCTTCTGCTCAGCAAATGCCTCGACTTCCGACATCTTCGACTGCGAGATGCTGATGCGCTTCGTTGCAGGCGGCGCGACTGCCGCGGGCCGCACGCTGCCGCCTTCAGCATACGTCGCGCGCGGCTGTGGCGCAGCAGCTGCAGGCGTCGACTTCTTCATCTCTGTCGCCAGCCGCTCCGCGAACAGTTCCTCCATGTGCTTCGCCTTCACCCGCGTCAGCGCCTCGTCGTAGATGGCTGGGTTCGTCGCCCGCTCCTGCGGCGTGGCGCGCGCTACATCTTCTTCGACTTCGCTGGCGAAGCGTTGGTACATGTCGCGCGTCGCAGGATCAACCTGCACTATGCGCTTCGCGTACGCCAGATTCGCGTTCGCCTGCATCGGCGCGCTCGCGGCCTGGAAGGCCTGGAAGAGCTGCGCCGTCTTCTGGAATGGATTGTCGTAGACGGTCTTGTTGAACTCCTCCTCCATGGCCTTGAAGTCGATCTGCTGATGCTGCACGCGCACATCGGGCATCGCGCGCGGGGCGATCCTGTCGCCCAGCGCCGCGATGCCATCTCGCATCGCATTGACCGGGTCGACTGACGACTGCATCCGCGTCAGCTCCTCCTGCTTCGCCTTCAGCTCGCCCAGCAGCTTGTTGGTCGCCTCATCAGCAACCGGCGCGTCGCTCACGAACACGTCGTAGTCGTCACTTGCATACGCGGGCTCCTGCGCTCCGCTGTCGACCGGAACGTCGACTTCTACCTGATCACTCATTCGATACCTCCCTCAACTCCACTCCAATCTCGCTCACCTCGCGCATCAGCAGCTCGAATGCGCACGCCGCGCCCCTCGCCCTCGTCGACATATCGCCATCACTGTGGAGGGCCTTGGAAACCTCCACCTGATGGCATCGCTTGAGCTGTCGGCGGAACCATTCCCATGCCACTGGATGCTCCGACTCCACCGTCTTGACCGCTAGTAGCTCCGACTCCGACTGGAAGTCCAGCAGCTCCCATTGCTCCTGCTCCGTTTGCATCTGCCGCTCCTCCTGCCTGCTGCTTCAGCGTCGCTTCCATCGCCTTCACGTCTGGCAGCAGCATATCGATGTCCTCTACCTTCATCATGCCGAAAGCTTCGCGCAAGAACGTCGTGCTGCCGATGAACAGCCGCTGCGCCAGCGTCTTCGTCACGCTCTGCGGCGGAATCTGCGGGTTGTCGATGACTGCGCCGAGCTGCATCCCAAACTGGCCATATTGCGCATACAGCGCGCTGGCCTGCGCCAACGTCTGCCTCTTCGTCTCCTCCGATCGCGACTGGTCGGTCGTCTGCACGCGAAAGGAGAAGGTCGTGGGCAGCGTCTCGACCGGCATGCTCAGCACTTCCTGCACCAGAGCCTGCTCCTCGACAGTCAGCATCGACAGGTCGACCTTGTCGGCATTGGCCACGAGCTGCATCAGCACCAGCTGGCCGATTTCGCCGTAGTCATTCTCGATGCCATCGTAAATCGCATTGAGGATGCTGTTCCCCTGCTCCGCGAGCATCAGCGTCGAACCGACATCTGCACCGCTCTTCATCGTCGTATCGGCGTAGCCCGACATCGGGTCGTTGGCTCCACTGACGCGATCCGCATAGTCTCGTGTCAGCATCTCAGCCTGATATGACGACCCGGTAAGGTCCGGGGTCACGAAAGGCTGAATGTCATTGATGTCGTCGAAGTCGAGGATCGCGCCTGGGTGTATCTCAGGCTGCTTCTTCGCTCCGGAGCCGCGCCTCCGCTTATACGCCGGTATCAGGCTGAAATGCAGGTTGTCGATCCGGTGGTTGTGTAGGAAGTCGGCCTCTTCCTGCAAGCCTGAGAGGTAATGGCCAAGGCCAAGGCCCATCAGCTGATACGGGAGGCGGAAGTAATGCAGTACCGCGATGTCGCGTGCTCCCAAGGTGTTCGCCTCTGAGCGCAAGATGACGCCGCTCTCGACCTCAAGCCACACCTTGATATCTTCGGGCACTCCGTCACCGTCCGCATCGTAGAAGACATAAGCCTCATAGACGGGATACAGCTGCATCTCAGGTGACGAGCCGATCATGTCGGGCGAGAAGCCCCGACGCTGAAGCTCGTCTTTTCGATCCTTCGTCAGCTCCTTGGCGTAGAAGCTCTCGACCTCGTCAACGCGGTCGTAGATGCCATTCGCCTGCCGCTGCAACAGCTCCGCATGCGTCAGCCACATACGCGTCGCCACGTACGGAGCCCGCTGCACGTTGTCGTAGTATGAGCGGACGAAGAAGTCCTCCAGCCGCACCGGAACGACCGCTGGGCCGTCATGCATCACACGCTCCGACTTCGTTCCCGCTGCTCCATTCGCGCCTTTCGTGGCAACAGGCCACGATTCGTAGAGCCACGGCACGCGCACGACCTGGGTGCCGAGGAGCACGAGGTCGTAGAAGAGCACGCGGTTGACGCTGTCGATGTTCAGCTGAAACGCGCCTTCCGCCAGGAAGTTCATCAGCTTGCTGATGGCATTCGCGGCCTTCTGCTTCGTCACGTCTTCTGTGTCGCAAGCCCAGAATGGGCGCTTGGTCGAGAACATCGCAATCAGCTTGGCGTAGATGGTGTTCTGCTTCTGCGCCATGATCGGAGTCACGATGTTGCTGGCATTCTGCCATGGATACGTCTTGCTCGCGCTCTCGGGCTCCGATAGCGCCATCCGACGCCACTTATCGACATTTGCCAGGAATGTCGCCCGTTCGCTGCCATCGAGGATCGATTTCAGCTCCTGGCACAGGAAGCTGCTGACATATGCCTCGCCTTCGACGGCAAGAACCGCCGAAGGCGCGTATCGCGTGTCGGTCGCACCTGCCGCATCGGTCGTTGCTGCTGCTGTATCGCTCATCTCGCGCCTCCTTAGTAGCCTGTAACGCCTGCATGTCGCCTCGACCACGCGCTCATCTCGCGCTCATCATCTTCATCGCCGTAGCGCACTCCATCCTCGTCGACGATCGAGTGCGTTCCCGCGATCGCGAGCTTGATCGCGTCCATCAGATCGAGCATCTGCGATGGGAAGACGTTGAACTCCCTGCGCACAAGGGCTGCAACGCTTCCCTTGCACACGAAAACTGCATTCCTCTTCAGAAATGGCTCCCACACAAGGCGAATGGTGGGCAACTTGTCTCCCATCGGGGCGATGGCGACGAAATTGAGGTCTATTCCGCGAATCTGTTCCTCCCGATGCAACAGGCTGACGAGGAGCTTGAAAGGACCGCCCACCTCGAGGCGCATGACGCGCATGTAGCGCTCGTAGCGGCGTCGCAGCGTGAAAAGCCAGTCCATCATCTTCACGCTGTCGACGTAATCGCACCTCGCGTCTATGACGAAGATGCGATCGCGCACGTCCCGGGCCACGATGGCGACGGCGCTGCGCGATGTGTGCCTCGAAACGCGCTTTTCGCTCGCTGCCGGGTCGATTCCGGCCACCACGTCGCAATCCCGCAGGTATACATCCTCGCCTTCGTCGACTTTGATGACGAAATCGTTGCGCGCCTCGTCGTATTCGAGTTCGCACTCGCGCAATTCGTACGATCCGAACTCCTGCGTCGACACGTTATGCGGATTGTTGACGTATTGCGTTGCGTATGTCCACGGATCGTCTCGCGCCAGCCGCGCCATCGACGCCACGGTATACGCCTCAGGCATGATCGACTCGCCATCGACGCACCATGTGCGGTAGTACACATGCCATAGGCCCTCTGCCGCTACCGGGTAGAAGCCATCAAGCCCTGTCCAGTCGCCTCCGCGCTCGCACGCGTCGAGCATGATGGCTTCGTAGGGGTCGAGGAGGTCGTAGCGCGTGGCCGCGAGCACAATGCGCGACTCCGACTGGCTGCGTAGCAGCGTCGGCACCGCTGTGGTGAACCAGTGACCGATGCGGATCATCTCGGCATTAGCCATTCGCTCGCTGTTGAGCTGGCTGTCGCTGACGATGTCGTCGAACTGCGCCAGGTCGACGTGTACGCCAGCAGTTGTTCCGCTTGCTGTGTGCGCCCGCAGCGAAGGCTCAGGCATATTACGGCTGCGATTGGGCATCACTGCGATAGTGTCGTTCCAGCTGCCGCCCCGCAGCTGCCTTTCAGGGCAATGATCCGCAAACAAGGCCTTCATCAAGTCGTTGCTGTCGAAGTTTCGCTGCACCTGATGCATGAAGTCGACCGCGCGATCGATCGTCGCCGAGAAGATGCCGACGCGCAAGTTAGGATTTCGGAGCAGCTCCCACGTAATCGCGCCATGTGTTAGGGTGGTCGATTTCATCGAGCTGCGCGGAACGAAGGCGGCATTCTTGCTTCCGCCGAGAAGCGCGCTTTGACGCCAATTGCACATTTCCATCTGCAAGTCATCGTTGATCTCGTCATATGGTCCTGAGAATCCTGCCACATACTTCAGGAAGAAGTGCAGGTTGCACAGCGACATGGTGCGCACAATCGCCGCGTCCTCGGCATGGCCGACATCGAAGCGGCCGCCGCGGACGATGCTGACGGCCTCTGCATACAGGTCCGCTGGGCGCAGTAGCGCCAGCTCGCTCAGAGGCGCATTTGCGTGCGCCACACAGCGCACTTCGTTGTCGAAGTCTATCACGATCCCTCGAACTTCGCGGTAGCACGCGACGAAAGCAGCGCTGCCAGCGCGTGGCATTCCCAGAAGGTGCCATGCTGCCGCGAGTCGATGTGCTTCGAGTCGCTATACGCGAGCACAATCGACGTTGCGTCGTCGAAGACGCCGTCGTCAAGCATGCGTTGCAGAGCCACCTTCACCGGCACGTAGACGAGGAGGCCCTCGTCGGCGCGGAACGACGGCTCGATGCCATCGGTCCGATTGCGTTGCGTATCAGCTGCCACGAGTTAGCTCTTGTCGTCGCCCTGACCGAGGTTCTCGTAGAAGTCAATGTCGACATCGACCTCATTGGCCGCGCCTGCGCCCGTCAACAGTCGCAAGACATACGTGGTATTGACCTTGAAGATGAACTCCTCTCCGACGAGGTCGACATCTCCGGCCACGAGGGCGCGCGCAGCACGCAACGTGGTGCCGCCGGTCGCTCCGGTGACGCCTGTCTTGAAGACGGTCGTGGCCGCGACAGCGGAGTTGCGGTTCTTATTGGCCGCGACGACCGCTGCGCCGCCGGTGACGCCGGTCGGGGCCTCTAGCAGCGTCAGCGCCTGTACGCCCTGGTTAGCGCGCACTCGCACCTGCGCGTGCATCTCGTGCGTCGCGTCGGTGACGATGCTGCTGTCGACGGTCGTGGCGGTGGCGACCGCCACGTGCGACAGCGTGACGCGGAACTGGCGGCCTTTGTGGGTCATGAAATGCGACCGCGAGAGGCCACCGGCCTCGCAGCGGTATTTGTCAATCATCATCTTAATCGTGCTCCTTTGCCTCCGCCTCTGGCGGAAAGCTGCCGGTTTCGCGTATTTGCGCATTTGCGCACTTATCGTGCGTCGGTCGCTTCGGGTGCCATCCATCGGCGTTGCGCTGCCTCGGGCCGCTACGGCCGAGAAATGCGCTAGTCGCATCGACGTCGGTCGACACGCGCTCGCTTGCGTCGACCGCCTCTCGTGCCTCTCGTGCCTCGGTGGCGTCACTCATCGTCGTCCGCCAGCGAGGCCAGCTCCGCGCGCGTCGCGGCCTCGGCCGAGGCAACCGTTCGCGCGGCTGCCGATGCGTCGAGCCTAGAGGCGATCGACGCGACAGGCGGCGAGCCGGTGCCAAAGAAGTTGTTCGTCTGCTTCGCGCTTCGGGGCTCCCGCTTCGACGCATGCAGCGCGAGGACTTCGTTCAATTCGCGAACAGCGTCGAGCTTGACCTTGGCGTCTGCTGTGGTGTCGATGATCCCTTTGAGGGCGGTGATCGCGTATTCCGCGAGGGCATCGCGGCCTTCGACGAGAAAGGATGGCGCGTCAGTCATCGTG